AGCGAATTTACTATGTATGTGGTCTGCGCTCCCACCAAGAGCAAGGTGAAATCAGAAAAACGACCGTTACCGAGGCATCCCCTAGACAATTACATTTCTTATATTTTTTCTTTATCTTTATATATATTTTATCAAAAATTTTATATAAAATCAAAAAAGGGCGGATGGGGCAAGCCCCTATCCGCCATGAGTCACGATCGCGCGCATCTTCTTAATCAATTTAATTAAAATTATTTTTTCACGAAAACATTATTCATTCTTGTTTCTTTTGATTTTATCGAATAGCCAATCTAAAATGACAAGAGCAATAAAATAAGTCACTGTAATGAAAACAAAATAACGGAATAATTCATTCCTTTCTTGTATATATTGAAAGAAAGTCATAAGAATCCCAAATATAATTGCTTGTCCTAAACGTTGTTTAAGTATTTTCATAATAACACACCCTATCATTCAGAATAAACTTCAGATTATTCATCTATCATAAATTCCCATTTATTAAATTATTTATCCTTGCGATACGCTTCTTTAAAGCAAATCACAAGACCAGCAATCATTGCGCCCATTCCTATAACTAAAGGGATTAAAGCACCAGTGCCGATTAACGAACCTAAAAGTCCATCAATACCATTCCAACACCACGGATTCAAAGAAGCATAAATAAAACTACCAGCAGAAAATACAAGCCCAATTATTGTCACTAAAACTCCAAATATCATTTTGTTGTTCATAAATAACTTCGCTCCTTTCTCAAATTTATTTATCTCAAGTATAACATATTTCTTAGAAATTTACTACAAAGAACAGGGCTTGCGCCCTGTCCTTATTCTTTTAATAACTTATAAAATGTAGTTTTCTTTGTTCCTGTCAGTTCCATAGCCTTTACCGCAGTTATTTCACCCTGTTTCCAACGTTCTATAACTTCATCCCAATTACTTGGCTTTTCTGCTTTTGGTCTGCCATAATCAGCCCATTCGCCACGCGCTTTCTTGGCTTCGATTCCTTCTTGCTGGCGCTTCTCTTTCTTTTCGATTTCCGCCTGCGCCATTGTCGCGTATAACTCAATCAGCATATTATTGATTGTTTCCATTATCATCTTCGCCATTGAATTATCAAGAGTAGATAAATCCTGTGTTGTTGTAGGAATCTCAAGAATCATCACGCGCACGCCCTTTTCCGCGAAGTATCGTAATTCTTTCAGAGTGTCCTGTTTATTTCGTCCTAATCGGTCAAGTTCTGTAACGATAAGAATATCGCCCTCGCGCAAAATATCTTCTTTTAAAACTTGATAACGTGGTCTGTTGAAATTCTTTCCTGTCTGTTGGTCTGTGTAAATCTTTTCAAGATTTAAGTTCTGATTCGCGCAGAATCTTTCTATTTCTTTAAGTCCTCTATCTAAATGCTGGTCTGTTGTGCTTGTTCTGTGATATCCGTAAATCATGTGGTATCTCCTCTCTTTTGATGATTTAATTATACCACAAACGTTCGTAAATGTAAAGACTTTATTTCGAACGTTCGCAAATTTGTTTTGATACATTGTCGAACGCAAAAACGTGCCATAAATCTGCGTTTGTAAAAGTGTACATTTACGAACCATAACGAAACTCCACGGAAATCAGCGGATTCCCGCGCATTCTAATACATTCTGCTAGATTTAAGCGGATTTTAATACATTTCTCGATAATTTCTTGTTTTTCTCTTGAATTTCAATGAAAATCAACAGATTTCAATGCATTTCGCTTGATTCTACAAAAAATATCAGTATTTATGATAAATTCCAATGTCATTTGCCAAAATATAGTAAAATTTGCAAAAATCACAAAGGAGAAATTGCGATGAAGATTACAATCGACACAGAAAGAGGACTTTTTATCGTTCCTAACACATTCTTTACAGAAATTGAAAAACAGAATAAGTATCTTAAAAAAGCGGGAGTTCCTGAAGATAAATTTAATACTCCTGAAAATGTTATCACAGAAGCATTTAATGAAGCTATGAAACGTCCTATTTTAACTGTTAAACAGGCAAAAGAATGGAATCCTGAATTAGAAAATCAGACAGCTAAATCAACAGGAATGAAATAAGGATTACGCTTATGGCTAGATATAAGAAAGCAACTTCCAAGAGAGGGACAAGAATTTCAAGAGTAGAAGCTGAACAGTTTGTTGTTCTTTACAATCAGTTGGGGACTTATAAAGCGGTTGCGGATGCTATGGACAGAAGTCCTGAGTCTGTTAGTAAGTGGGTAAAAATATTACAGGCGGAATCCACAGTTAGACTTCAATAATTATTAGACCAAAAGACTAAAGCAACAGAGTTTTTTCTGTTGCTTTCTCTATAAATACGTTTAATTGTAAACATTTTGTGAACGTTTTATAAAATGGCGTAAGTTTTTTTAAACTCAAGTGTCTATATATATAGAGGGGGAAAAACTATGGAGTGTGCGGAACGCATTCGCGCCCTGAGAGAAGATAATGACTTTACCCAAGCAGTTGTAGCAGAATTGCTTCATGTGGCGCAAAATACTTATTCAGGTTATGAGAAAGGGAAGATAGAAATTCCCGCAAAGTATCTTGTTATCCTTGCCAAATTTTACAACGTGGATATGAACTATATAATGGGCATTAGTAACATAAGGAATACATTTCCAATAAGATAGCGGAGAGGGCGAAGCCCGCTCCGCTAAAGTAACCTTTAAGGGAATTTCCGCAAACATTCATAAGATATATAATATATATTATAATTACAGAACTTTGCGGGAAAGCGCGTATCATTCACATACTGTTATAATACCTTTATGCTTATTGAAGATTTTTATGAAATAGGGTATTATAAATGTATGCTTAAAAAGATACGGACTATAAAAATTATAATAGAGAAAGTGAGGAATAATTATGGATTTTGCAGATAAGTTGAAAGATTTTGCAAAACGAATTGAGAAAATGAAAGGTGGAATTCAGACAGAAGAAGCAACAAAAACTTCCTTTGTAATGCCTTTCTTTAATCTGTTGGGATATGATGTTTTCAATCCAATGGAATTTTGTCCTGAATACATAGCTGACGTTGGAATCAAAAAAGGCGAAAAAGTTGACTATGCGATTTTAAACGATGGAAATCCATTGATTCTGATTGAATGTAAAAGTTGTAATGACAACCTTGAAAAGCATGGTTCACAGCTTTACAGATATTTCGGTACATCAAAAGCTAAATTTGGTATTCTTACAAATGGTATTGTTTATAAATTCTACACAGATTTAGAAGAAGTAAACAAAATGGATTTAGTTCCATTCTTAGTTGTAGACATGAGTAATTTGAAAGATTCTAACATCAATGAACTCAAAAAATTCTGCAAAGAAAATTATGACCAAGATAAAATTTTTAGCACAGCAGAAGAACTCAAATATAGTTCTTTAATCAAAGGTGTTATTGCAAAGGAATTTGAATCTCCATCTGATGAATTTATTAAATTCCTTTTAACTCATGTTTATAGTGGAACAAAAACGCAGAAAGTTGTTGATAAGTTTGCACCAGTAATCAAAAAGTCACTTTCTTCTTACATTAACGAAGTAGTTAACATGAAGATTTCTTCTGCTCTTGCAGTTGACGAAGAACCTGAAACAGTAGAACCAACACCAGTAGAACCAGTTGTTGTAGAACCAGTATCAAAAATTGTTACGACAGAAGAAGAAATTGAATCATTCTATGTTGTGCGTGGTATTTTAGCAGGAACAGTTCCTGTTGAAGATGTTGTTCACAGAGATACAGAGAGCTACTTTGGTATTCTTTACAAGGATAATAACAGAAAACCTATTTGTAGAATTAACTTTAATCGCAAACAGAAATGTATTATGATTCCTGATGCGAACAAAAATTTTGTGAAGTATAATATTGAAAAAATTGATGATATTTACTCATATAGAAAACAGTTAATTGAAGCAGTAAAACGTTATATTTAAATTACAAAAGCGGTGAAAGGCAAAAACCTTTCACCGCTTTTTTTAGTGCTTCAAAAGAAATTCATCCGTCCTGTTTATTACTCTTCTAAATTCCTTTCGTATCATATCCACTTGATTCGTCAGCAAACTCACAAAAGCATAAAGTTCGTTGTATTCTGTTCCATTGTAATGTTCCGCAAGAACATTACATACTATTATCAAATTAAGCATTGTGTGTTCTACGTCCGTGAAATCACACATAATATCAAAAAGTTCGTCTTTATCAACTATTATCATATCTCTGTTTTCCATAGCTTTAAGCCCCCATAATTGTCTTTCTCTTGGTTGGTGTGTAATTTCTTTTCTTGAAATTATCGAGTGGATTATATTTCTTCAAATCAGAGGAAATGTCCGTTTCATAGAGATTTATATATTTCATGGTCTGGTCTATGGTTTTATGATTTAATAGCTTTTGCAGTTTTACCGCGTTCCCGCCATTGGTTATGTAGTATTTTGCAAAGGTATGTCTGAACACATGGATAGAAGTTCTTTCTACACCGCGCGCACGATTGTAGTCTGCGATTGCATCTTCTGCGCTACGTCTTTTTAACTGTTTGCCCTCATATTCAGGAAAGAGATAATCTTCGTCTGTTAATCTGCTAATAGAGATATACTCTTTCAGAATAATCACAAGAGCAGGAGAGAGGGGCATCCATTTTTGAATCTTATCTTTGTTCCAAATCAGTTTGACTCTTGCATTGTCCAAATCTAAATGATTGACTTTGATGTTCAATACAGTGCTTAATCTTTGTCCAGTAGAGAAAAAGTAATTAACCATTACCCATGAACGATACTCGACCCAGTTGTTTCCTCTTGGTTTTTTCAAAAGAGCCTTTAGTTCCTGCTCTGTATAAGGGTCTTTTAGTTCTTCTTCGTATTTAGGGATAGTTACTTCTATTTTCTCCATGTAACCGCGTGAAGCACAAAAGTTAAAGAATCTGCGTAAGTGGCACATGTTAGTGGCAATAGAGATAGGTTTGTTTCCGTCATCTGCTTTCTTAAACATGTAAGCATCGAGCATCTTTAAACTAACGTCTGATAATAAAGTTTCTTCACCGCACCATTGAATAAAACAATCAATGTATCTCTTGTAAGAGATTTGTGTTTCCTCTGCTAGTCCTTTGATGCGGTTATGTTTGAAGAATTCCTCTGAGGCAGATTTGATAGTGCATTCTTCAATCTCAATAATCTTCTTAATAATTCGTCCTCTTGGCATAAAAAAAGCTCCTTCCTCGCTAGAAAAATCTTGTAAAAAATCTAGCGCGGTTGGAGTCTACCTAACTGCTTAAAAATCCAATATTTATGCGGTTTCCCGGATGATTGCGAAGCAATCATCACCTGAATCTAGCGCGTCTGCCATTCCGCCATCTCCGCAAGTACCTAAATATTTTATCACCGAGATTTCAAAAAGTCAAGAGTTCATTGTGGATTTTGTTTGTTGGAATTTATTTGAGAGTTTGATTACCTTTTTTGGGATTTGTGAAATATCGAATTTAGAGGGTAGAATTTTGGTATACTTTACGGTTGAATTCAAAAACAACAAGCTAAAACGGTAAGATTTGATGACGTTTACGGGTGTATTTTAAAACACTTCAAAGCAAGCGGAAATTTGAGAGAAAAATAGTCAGAATTATAGATGATATTACGGGCGAGTTTGATAAATGACATATTAAGGCGTAAATATAGGTTGAAGTATACGGTTGGACTAGATAAGAATCTCTTTTACACGTAATGTATGTGAAAAATTACGGGTGCATTAAAGACAACAGGAAATAACAAGGTTATGAATTGATAATAAGCTGAGGCAGAATATGCCTGTTTGCAAGCAAGCTTCCAACAGTCAATTCTGCTCATCTGTGCACGGCTCATTGCTAACGTGCAACAATTGCAATGTGTGCAATGGTATTTAATGCCACTTTATGCATTTTGTACAAAAAAATCTTAAAAAAAAACCAATATAGGGAAAAATGTCCTTGTTTGTAAGTGGAAAGAGGTATAAAATATATATAAAGTGTATGAAAAAGTAATAATAAAAGGAGAGGATTAAAAATGGCTAAAGAAATAGTAGCAATGCTTTTAGCAGGCGGACAAGGGTCAAGACTTTATGCTCTTACTCAGAATCTTGCAAAACCAGCAGTTCCATTTGGCGGAAAATATCGTATCATCGACTTCCCGCTCAGTAACTGTGTAAACTCTGGAATCGATACAGTTGGTATCCTTACTCAGTACCAGCCAATCGTACTTAATGAATATATCGGAAACGGACAGCCTTGGGATCTTGATAGATTAAACGGTGGTGTTCATGTTCTTCCACCATACCAGAAAGCAACAGGTTCTGACTGGTTCAAAGGAACAGCAAACGCTATTTACCAGCACATTTCTTTCATCGATCGTTATAACCCAGAATATGTAATTATCCTTTCTGGTGACCAGATTTGTAAACAGGATTACAGCGAATTTCTGGCATTCACAAAAGAAAAGAATGCAGACTTTGCAGTAGCAGTTATGGAAGTACCTTGGTCTGAAGCATCTCGTTTTGGTCTTATGGTAACAGATGAAAATGCTAAGATTACAAAATTCCAGGAAAAACCAAAGAATCCTGAATCTAACTTAGCTTCTATGGGTAATTATATTTTCAAATGGAGCGTACTTAGAGAATACTTAATCGCTGACGAAGCAGATCCAGAATCTGAAAATGACTTTGGTAAGAACATCATTCCTAACCTCTTAAAAGATGGTAAGGATATGTATGCATTCAGCTTCAGCGGATACTGGAAAGACGTTGGAACAATTCCATCTCTCTGGGAAGCTAACATGGAAGTATTAGATCCAGAAAACAGTGGTATCGACTTATTCGATGAAGACTGGAAGATCTATTCAAGAAACAGCGGTATGACAGGTCATAAGATCGGTGCTAACGCAGTAGTTGAAAATTCTATGATTACTGACGGATGCCGTGTTGACGGTGATGTTAAGAAATCTATCCTTTACGCAGGTGTTAAGGTTGCAGCAGGTGCTGTAGTTGAAGAAGCTGTAGTAATGGGCGGCGCTGTGATCAAAGCAGGTGCTGTTGTTAAACATTGTATTATCGGTGAAAATGCAGTAATCGGCGAAAACGTAGTTGTAGGCGGAGAAGAAGGAGTTGCAACAGTTGGACCAGACGTAGTTGTTGGCGATAATGCGAAGATCGGACCAAACGCAATGGTTCGCGAAAATGTAGAAGGAGGTGCAGAAGTATGTTAAATAATAATACAAGTGCATTAGGGCTTATTTTCCCTAATACTTATGATGCAATTGTTCCTGAACTTACAAACGTACGACTTATGGCATCTATTC